TTTTGCGAATTCTACTTCGCATTCATAAAATTCTTTAGGTACATAAAACTTGTCCTCTTTCAATTCCTTGTATCTCGCAGATTCAGCGTTTTCCGAAGATAGCCTGTGCTTCAAAATTTGAATATGTGTAGCAATATCTTTATTTGCTAAAAAATGTACGATCCCTTTTTCGAATGGAGTCTCATGTCCATTGCTCCAAAGATCCTCTAATAGCTTTGGAATCCTAGCTCTCTTTTCCTCTGTGAGTTCTCTGGATGTGCTTGTCCATGCTGAACATGCTATGAGTTCATCACTTCCATAGAATCCGATTAGTTCTACTGTGTTATTCATCCAATTGCCTCTCCAAATTCTCTATCTCTCTTCCGAGATACCAAATAGCTTTTTTCAGATCCTCGATCTTGCCCTTGATAGTTGGATATTTATATCCTGCTCTCAATATGTACTTAATCACATTCCCAAGATGAAAACTCAAATCATAGTACTCTATGATCTTAATCGGTTCATGAGGATTGTCATTCCCTCCGTAGTGTTCTCCTAAGTTGTTCATTGTATTGTTTTTATTCCTATAATATGTTTCGTCAATATTTTTTTAATGTTAATCAAATTTATTTTTGTCATACAATCCCCATCGCTTTCTTTCTTCTCAGATAATCAAACTCCGCTTGTTCCTCTCCGTTCAATCTTTGTCCTGATATCATGATCCTCAAAAGTTCTTCCTCTCTGAGTCTATCCCTGTCACTCAATGGAGCTATGGGAGTATACTTACCATCTAAGAGATCCACTTCGCTTCCTTTGTTCCTGGATGCCTCCAATATCTCCGACATAGTCTTGAGTCCCATGGCATGGATCTGTTCATCTGAGTAGTGTGGTCGGTTGACCATAAGCTCTCTGACTCGCTCTCTCTCAATTCGTTTCTCTTCCTCTCTCTGTGCTTCCTGTTCTCGCTTCTCGGCCTTCTTCCGTACAATCCTTGTGATCTCAGCATAGACTCCATCTATGTCATTGCTAAACCCACCATGGCAGTACTTGAATGTAGGATTGCAGTTCAGGTACATGATTAGATTCTTATTGAGGATCTCTGGGTACAATTTATCTCTAAACTCCTCTCCATGCTTCTTGATCAAGTAAAGTTTAGCCATGTTCTCGACCGTGCCATAGAATTTCTTTGCTAGAGCATCTCTCTCACTGGCAGGAGAGGATTCATACTGATTGACTGCTGACTTGACAAGCTCGATATCTTTGGGATCCTCTTTGATCTGGTAGTCCTCTGGTAATTGCTTGTAGATGGCGTCTAGGATGTTCCTGGGATTCTTGGTAAACCCAAATCCTATTCTTTGAATGAACTCTTCGGATTTTCCTAGTAGTTGGCTAGAAGTGTAAACAGGAGATTGTGGGAGAGCTGTTATCTCTTTCTGTTGTCTGTGGATTGCTAATAGTCTCTCGTTTTCTTCGATGTCTCTCTGTACTTCTGGAGGGATCTCTTTATTATTCTCCCATTTATTATTATCCTCTTTAATATTCTCTTTATTATTATATATAGTGGTGCCATTTTCGGCATCACTTGTGCTTTGTTTTTCCAATCTCTTAGGTTGGATTTCCACACTTCTTAGGTCGGAAAATGGCATATCAAGAGATCGGATTTCCTTGTCACTGGAATTTTCTATTTCTTGTAATGGCGTTTCCGATCTAATCTTTAATGGCTTAAAATTTTCTCTAATCTCTCTTGTTCCTGCCTCCATTGACATTAACTCAATTATTCTTTGATGATTTATAGCATAATAATGTTTTGCTGGCATACCTTTTGTAACTACTGATATTGTGCCTGAATTTTTTAATATTTCAACTGAAGATCTTCTTTTATCCGATGTTATAAAAAGATTGTCCTCTATTACTTCAGATTTATGATAAAAGTATTTATACTCTATTAACTCATTTTTCATAAAATGATAGTTTTCTTTTGATATTAATTCAGATAATAGTATCGTTGGGATGAGTCCTAAGTGACTTGCAAGATGTTTATTGACTAACCAATAAGCATCATCTTTAAATGTTTTTAGTAGTTCTTTTCTGTAATCGATTTCCATTTATAATTCCTTAGCCGACAATAATTTGTAAAGTTCATCTGTTGACATTCCTTTCCATTTTGGTTTGTTTAAATTATTTATAGAGTACACATCCAAAGATTTTAATTTACTGTATTCTTCTTTTGATATATACTCAGTTACAAATATATATACTCCTGAAAGAGTATCTAATTTTTTCCAATCTATGCAGTTATTTAAAAGTAATAAAGTTCTTAATTGAGGAGTATTCTGTCTTTGAATTTTTGAAAGTTCCATCGGATACTTGCACTCATAAATTATCATTCTAGAATATTGAATGCCATTTTTATAATATTCTGTTCTTGAGATACCATCTATGTCCATAAGACCAAATTTATGAGGATATTTTTCCCACATCAATTGGTTTATTATATTATTTGGTTTCACTTTTTTGGCTCCTGTTAAGAGTCCCGATGTGGGTAGATATTTGTGGTAGGCTTTGATTCTCCCTCAAGAATCTACCCGATGTGAGGGCATCGGGCTTAATGCTATGTTATGTCGCTTGGTTATTTTGTAAAGCTAAAAAAGATATGCTTCTGTTTTTACTTTTGGCATTCCTATTGTTTTAATATTGGAAATATTTTCAATCGTGTCATCTATCCATAGACTCGCTTTCTTGTGGAAATCTTTTTTTATCTCAAATCCAAAAGCTTTTCTATTCATTTCCAAAGCTGCCACAATAGAAGATCCAGACCCACAAACAGGGTCAATGACAACATCTCCTTCATCCGTAAAAATTTTAATTAATTTTTTCAAAAGCTTTACAGGTTTTTGCGTAGGATGAATTTTTTCTGAGTCGGTATCTTTTTCCCAATCGATACAATTAAAAACCATTTTACCTTCATTTCTAAATTTTGGTAACTTGTCCCTGTATAACAAAAGACCATACTCACAATTACCTACTACTTTCATATTTGCTTTTAATACTTGTGCGGAAAAGTTTTTTCGGAATACTAAATTTATATAATTCATTATTCCATACCTTCTTGCAAGTTCAATCAAATAAAACTGTTGTTCAAACTCACAAAAAACAATCATACAAGGAGCATCACTTTTTTCTTTTGGCTCTTTCTTCATCATCTGAGAACAAAAGTGCATAAATTCTGCAGGTCTAAAATCTTTATCGGTATCAAAAAATTCTGTTCCTGCAAGCTCTGACTCTCCATTCTTATTGTCTCCATCTTTATACCATGAAGGGCTAGATGCATAAGCATTATTCCCTAAATTGTATGGCATATCTGCAATAATCAATTGTGCTTTTGGTATTTGATATCTTTTAAAGTTTTGAAAATGATCGTTAAAAATAATATCTTTACTATTCTTTTCCATTATTCAATATCTCCAGAAATCTCACTCTAGTACTCTCCAATATTCTTCTAGTCTCAATGATCTCATTTGCTCGCTTCTTGCCTGTGAAGATCCCGTCTAGTTCCTCCTGAAGTTTCCTGTCCAGTACTACCATGTCGATCAGTTCTTGTATTATGTGATGGTCACTCATCCCAATCCTCCAAAGTTCGTTGGTATCTCATATATGTTACCTATCTTTTCCACTGAAAAAACATTGGCAGAGAGTAGATATGCTATCCCTAGAGAAGGAGTCACAAGTCTTGGTTCGAAGTCAAAGAAGGTAAGAGATCCTATCTTGTGAGTCATGATTGCGACCGTTATTTCTTCTTCATTTCTCAATTTTACTTTTAAAATATCTCCTGAAATGATAGGATTCTGATTATCGTCAATCATAGTTGTGTCGTACATAATATCTATGATTGATTCCTTATTTACAAATTCCCTTGAATTTCCCTGTAAATCTACACATTTTATATAAGTTTCATTCCCTATTTTTGTTGATGAAATTATCTCTGGTTTGTAAAACATTTTCTCTTCCTGCTTTGCCCATACTCGATACATTTCTAATTTCATTTTAATATCTCTCCTTTTTTTCCTTTGTCCAATTGCCTCTAATGCATGTACATGGATTGG